ATTTGTAGCGTATCTACCGCATACATCCTTTTCAATTTGTATATCTACTGCATTATTTTTTGGACGAGCATTTGAGCATAAAGCCCATTCTTTTAATATTTGTTCTGCGTGTTCTTTGTAGTTCATTAAATCACAATATCTTCCATTCCAGCTGTTCTTAGACGAACAACATGACCTAACATAAAGTTTTTACTTTCTAGGCCTTTCATAACTCCAAGCCATTTGTTTCTAAGCAAAGCAACTTCGTTAATGATAGTTTCAAAGTCAATGACTTCGTCTTCTCCATCTGTATATTTCTCTGCGTCGCGACTTGTAAGAGCTCGGGCATAAGCTTCCAGGTACTTCTGAAAATGTTTTCGTCTAATTTTACGAAGTTGTATGTTAAGATAGTTAAGTACAGCCTCAATCTCTTGGAGTTGGTTAAATCTGTGCTCTGTAATTCCCGGTAAATTTGCAGCGGATTTTTCAACATTACCTCGTATGTATGTTTCTGTTTTTGCCTGCACAAGTTCACCTTCATAGAAGTCAATGAAGGCTGGAATATTTCCAAGATCTACAACAATTTTATTATACCACATATTCTTTGTATTTTAATAACCATGGAAAAGTTAATTGCCAGTCAGTGCTTCTTCTTCTATCAATTTCATTTAAAAAAGTATAAAGTTTCTTAATTTCTGCGTGATCAATCAGAGCATTTTGCAAGTATTCATTAGCTATACCTTGCATGTATTCAAATTTTATTTGGTCTTCGCTAGTTTGCCGCGGCATTAATTTTAATATTTTTTCAAAGTCTTCTGCAAATTCTTCTGATCCTAAAATTGACGGAATCATGTAGCTGGGACCAGGATTAACAGTTGAAAAATAGTGTCCTACATTTTTTTTACGTCTCCATTCCACTAACTTTTCAATTAGCGTTGGCATTTGTTTAATAGTTAAATTTGTAATTGTTTGATTGATGTGTAGCACTAACCATGGTATTTCTAGTAGAAAATTAAAATTTCTTTCCCACGTCGTCAAATTCAATCCATATCGAACAAATTCTTGTTCGGCTCCCCAACTGTCAATGCTGCAAGTAATATCCAAACGTCGGATACGTTTTTCTACAATTAATTGTTTAAAAATTTGAATGTAATTTTTTAATTTTTTTTCACTTACCATTAAATTTGTTACAATGTTAACTTCTAATTTTGAATTTTTATTTTCCTGTAAAAATTTTAAAAATAAATCCAATTCTTTCTGTACCAGTGGTTCACCACCTAAAAAATGCAATCTTTCTAAATGGTGGTAGTTTTTAGACAACCAATCCAAAGAAGATGATATCAAATTATTTTCTCGATCAATTGCTATTTCTTCAAGTATTACTCCGTCTTTATCAAATTTTCCAAACTTTTTATTTTCTTGATTAATTCTGCTGCTTAAATCTCCTCGACAATACAAACACGAAAGATTACACACGTTGTTTATAAAGATTTCTAGTACTCTAGGAGTAACATAAATTTCATTTGGATTAGAATCAAGTTCAGGAGGAATCAAACCAGGTTGACTCAGCATATGTAATCTATCACTTACTCCGCCACTGTCCTCAATATTTTTACAATATCTACAACTTTCGTTGGGCCACTGGCCTTTTAACATATTTTGTCTGTCACTTATAACCAACGGATTGTTATGAAAATCAGAAAAATTTTCAACAGTCAATGGATAATAAGCTGTTCTATGACAAGTGGCAGATTTAGCTCTATCCAAGTAAAGAGCGGACCAAGTCCACTTTAGTTTACATGCTGTGTCTGTATGAATGGGAAAATATTTTTCTTTGTTTGACATTCATTCTTCATCAAGTTCAAAATCGTCATCATCCAAATATTCATCCATGGCTCTTTTTACAAAACTATCTGCACCACTGAATTCTTTAAGCTCTTTGTCGCTAAGATTGTCGACTAGCATGCTGACAAGATTATCAGCAGCGGCCTGTCGCTCTTTAGCTGGAATATATTCTTTAAGCGTAATGTAAGATTCAATTAACACTTCAATATCAATACTCATTCAACAATTTCCTCTTCTAGTTGGACAGCAGCAGTATCCTTGTGTGGATTGGCAGCAAAGTCGCTCATAACTTTATCCAAGCTGCCATCCTCATTGCGTTCCCAGGCCTTGCGGAACTGCTTGATTACAGTACCATCTGCTAGCGTGTATTTAAGACTGTTACCTTCTTTCTGTAACAAACCTTTACCCTCAAACAAGTCAACTAACCCTGAATAAGGATTCATTCCTTGCTCGTATGGAATCTTGACCTGTACACTTTCAAACGGTTTGGCGTAGCGTGTTTTCATGATCTTACATGCTGCACGAATACCTTTTACTTCACTAATTTTATTACCATCTTCGTCCTCTTTTAACTTCAACTTACGCATGGCAACAACAATACTGCTTGCATAGATAAAGCCTTGACCACCTGAGATTTTGTCATCTGGATCAAACATGTCTTGGCTTGCATAGGTATGATTTGTGGCAACTAACCCGATGTTTAAGCTGCCGAACATATTCACACAGTTACGAACCAAGGCAGTCAGTGCTTTGGGCTTACGACCCATGTCACCTTTAAGATCGCCTGCTTCGAACTGGTTTACATCAGTTGGTGTTAACAACATACCTAAACTGTCTAATACAATTAATACCTTAGGACGCTGATCTTCTGGTAATGTTTTGTATTCCTTAACGAACTCTGTAATCATCTTGGCTACATCGTCAATCATTGCCATATTGAGCTTGAGAAGTTTGTCGTCACTTGTGTCAACACCAAGTGCGTGTAGCCAAGCTTCGTCTAGAGCATTTTCTGTATCAATAAGAATAACATATATACCTTGCTCTTGAGCGTTCTTGACCAAATTTCCCGAGCAGATAAAGGATTTACCCGCACCAGATTCTCCAGCAAAAACAGTAACCTTGCCCATCGGTATACCTTTATTAAAGTCTCCGGAGATAAGGTAGTTGAGTGCATAGTTGTTGGTTGAAATCCAGTCTGTTGGATCATTGAATCCAATGGAGATACCGTCAATACTTTTTGTAATACTTTTACGAAATTTTGATACATCAAATGGTTTAGTTGCCATAATTATAAAGTTCCTTAAAAATTTTTTTACTATCTAGGCCGCGTCGTTGATCTATTACTTTCAATTGATTAAACGATTCAGCTAAATTTTTTTGCATTGGTTCATCAATATATTTTAATATATTATTATATCCGTTTTCAAGTAGAAAACCAGGTTTTTCATTTATTCTAGCTTTTAATTCATCTTTCACTAATGTTAACACATTGTCTGGCAAATGTCTAATATTTAGAAATTCAGGTTTTAATAAAGAACCTATAATAAAACTGTTGTTATGAAAACCTTGAGCTTTTAAAAAATCTACACATTCAAAAATTGACAAATGATTTAATAGTAAATGCAGCATGTTGAATGAAATTAAATGATTTAATTTTTTAATCGTGTTTAAATTTTCTAAAAATTCATGCCATTTTCCACCGTATCTTATGTACTCGTACTCTTGCTCTATTGTTTCTAAGCTCACTGTCCAATGTACATTTGTGAAAGAACAAACCAGTTCAAAAATACGTGTATCTACTTTACTTAAATTTGTGTTTATTCTCAATTTAACATCGGGATTTTCTTTTTTTAAAGCCCGAAGTAAATTGTAATTTTCTTTGATTAAAAGAGGCTCACCTCCTGCCAAATAAACATGTTTGAGTTTTTTTAAATTGTCATAAATGTATTCCGCAAATTTCTCTTTATTTTGATCCACGGGCGTCTTAAGTTTTACTCCTAACTCGTTTTCCCATTTACTACTAAACTCTGGATAACAGTAAACACAGGCAAAATTGCATAAATTTGACCATCGTATGTCTATAGTTTGAAGATCAAAATTTTCAGCACTTTGATATGTAATTAACGGAACAGATTTGAGTTCGCGTAAATAAAAAACTCTATCACTAATAATATCAAAACTATTTTTATTTTGTTCTAAATCATAACACGGATAACATCTAGACCCGGGCTTGTTGTCTAGCATATCACGTTTAGTGGAAACGTTTTCTTTGCCATTGAGTATATCTTGTATTGAATTTTTTTGTATATTGCCAATTGGTTCCGCACTGCGGATGCAATTTTTTACGCTACCATCAAAATTATACATTAGTCCAGTCCATGGAATTGGACAAAAATTTTTATTTTTTAAATAATCTTTTGGACTCATGGATAATTCACTGTCAATGCAATTTCTTGTATTTCAAGGTCGGCTCCTAGATCAAGCATGTCTACAATTTTCTGTGCCCACGTATGTACATCTGCATATGGCTTAGGACTTGTTTGATTTGGTTGAGTTGCCACTGCACCTGGTTTAACCAAACACAATTTTGGCCAATTGCGCAAATATCTCAACTGCTTTATGGCTTCTTCTAAAGCAGTTTTTTGCACATAATATTCAGTCATTTCTATACCAGGTAATGCACTTACAGGCTCGGACGTCATAAAGGTGCTAATGTTGATAATTTTTTTATTTTCAATTCCTTGCCATTCTTTATAAAGTGCAAACAGCAACTCTGTCTGTGCAAATCCAACCTGTGCATTGTTTATAAAGACATCACAACTTTTAATTATTTCTAAAACCTTTGGAAGACTACGAATATTGTAACCATTTCTTCTACTAAGACCAATCACTTCATGTCCATTGGATTGAAATATCTCATATAGTGCTTGACCTATACCTGCGCTATGCCCAGTAATTGCTATTTTCATATAATACCTCGTAAACTGTTTTCGTTTTGAATAAATTTATCCACTTCAACTTGATTATTTTTATCAGTGGCAACAATATTCGGAAATAGATGTGCCCATGGTAAAGTGTAACTGTTTTTATACTTTACGTTTAAGGGATCGGGACTGTTTAAAAAAGCATAAGAATGTGCCAATTTATGATCAGCAACAAACTGTAATATTGTTTCCAAATTGTGAATATTTAAGGCACTTACTGTGGTCCATGTATTCAAATCTAAATTTTTAATGTTCTTATAATGCAATAAATTTTTGTAAAACACATCCCATTTAATGGGCCATCTCACTTGGTCATGAACTTCATTAATTCCATCTAAACTGACTGTTACTGTTACTTTAATGCCTTGATTAATCAAGTCTTGCAATTCATCGATTATCATTGCACAGTTGGTATTTACTCTTACTGATTGCACGTTGGAAGGTAAATTTTTTAAAATTTGTTTGTAATTTTTACTAGCACTTGGTTCGCCTCCGTTAATATCTATATGCACTACCCTTTCAGTAGGCAATTGCCAGAATTTATCATAATTGTCAAAAATTGGGTATACTTTTGATTTAATACTACCAATTTTAGTACTTAAGTATTCATTGCAAGTGATGCATCCACTATTACAAATATTATCTAATACTCCTCCAATTATGAGATAGTCTGATCTTTTTTGTTTTTTATCAAATTCAATTGAATTTATTCTTATACTGGATTTGTCAACACTTTCAGTGTCACGACATCTCACGCATTCGTCTGGCCAGATATTGTGTTCCATTTTTGTTTTTACGTCATCGAGCCATGCACTTTCTTCCATGTCTCTCAATGAGGCAAATTGCGGCGGATCTACCATATGACCGCATCTACTGTATGTACCGTTGAAGTTTAATCTTACAAAGTGAGTTAATCTAGGACACTGCATAAATTCAAACTCCTTTGTATTACTTCTTTGTAAACGTCAGAATAACGATAGCGAATTGTTTGTACAATTAACTTAAATGGTACAGTTTTTCCTAGTAAATCTTGAGTTAAAGCTTTATCAATTGACAAGTAAAAATGTATTTTTTCATTTGCAAAAGTTTCATCTGAAAGCAAGCTTTGATTTTTGTTAAATTTTAAATCAGTAACTTCTGACAGTGAATCGATTGAATTGATACGAACTTTTGCATCAGTAAATCTTCGTAAATTTACCAGCCAAAAAAATTGTGGGCAAAAGTGCCTGTTCAAGAATAGATAGTTTGTGATAAAATGTATCGCTGTCTCTCTATTTAAATTTGCATTTTGTTTTAGAAAAGTGTTAACACCAGATACAAATCTGTCGTAAGGATCGCGAACATAAATGTCAATAACAGGAATGTTTTTTATTTCATCATGCTCCAGTAATCTAAATCCCGAATTATACAAACTGCTACTACCATTTTTGTATATGGGATAGACATATCGTTGTGATGGAACTATTTCTAGTACATCACAACGATCTGGAAAAATGATGTT